TCAGGAGTATAAGTAATTGGTCTAATTTTACTCCCTTTATTATATAGTTTTTTGGCAGTACCCTCATAACATGCTTGAGGATACAGTAATGCATCAAATATGGTAAAAGTATAGGCTTCATACTCTACTAAGATTTCAGCCTTCTCTAGTTCTTTATAACAATATAGTTCTAGATTAGACTGAAAGTCATGTCCATCATATGTTGATTTCTTAGCATTCTTAACTTTACTTCGTCCCTTCCAAGCCATAGTTCATCACATTAGTTTGAAGGTACCCTTCCAGACCTCTATTCTTATTCCAGATAAATGCTTGTCCACATCTTAATGTTCCAACATATCCTTGGGTTTTATGCCAAGCATCGTTACCACATATTGATGGTATAAATCTAACCTTAGTTCCCATGTATTCATTAAGCATTTCTTTATGTTTATGCCCACAATGTACTTCCCTAACTTTACATCTACTCCACATCTCTGGTTGTTCTGTAGCTATTAATAACGGCAACTCTTGAGCTTTTTCTTTATCTCCATGAGTAAACATAATCATATTTGTACCATATTCATAATACTTACGTGTATCTAGACTATTATCTATATTCACATTCTTATTTTTATGATACATAGCATCTAATACTTCTCCTACATAGAACATACGTTCAAAATCATGGTTACCTTGCACAACTACAACATCTACTGGTGCAAACTGCGCTAAGTAATCAATTGCTTTCATAACTAAGTGCCAATAACCTCTAAAAGATTGACGCCACAGCATATGATCTTGTTGAGGCGTGCCTTTAGTTGTAGCTCTTGAGAAACCTTCTGAGTTAAGACCATCATTACCTACTGGTAATAGGAATCTGTCTATTTCTACTCCGTCAGCTTTCTTATGAAGATCTACAATTGCTTTCATATACTGTTCTTCTATTGCATTTGTAGGGTCATCAGTTATCTTACCATAATGAATATCTGGTAAGGAAATCTCATAACAAATAGGATCTTTAGACTTCTTATAAGCAATCTTATTTACTTTGTGGGAATGAGTTTTAATATAGTCTAACAGTTCATCTTTAACCTGTGGCTGTTCATGCCACTGATTATGTGTTACTATACTATACCGTTGCTCTCCTTGAAAGTTTTGCCAAAATTTAACAGACTTTACATCTGCCATAGTTAGTCCATTGTCTAGTAAATGTTTTGAAAACGCTTGGCTTTCACTAAGCTCATGTCCATTATCATTATTCATTCTATCCTGTACCCACTCTTCAGAGGTTACAAGTTTTTTACAATCTTTAATAATAGCTACATCTACATCCCATTTTTCTGCTAGCCAATCTGCTCCTTTTTTTAAAAAGCCTTTTCGTGTCCTTAATTTTTCAATAATTTCATCTCTGTTCATTTAATATGTTTTTAAGTTCGTTAAAATTACCTACCTTGTGAACCAAGTCAGAAGGGTCTTTAGATTCATATTCGTCAGGCAGGCGTATATTTTTAAAACCATATAAGTCACAAATTTTCTTGGCCATTGTTTGACCCGGATTATTCCTTTTCCTAAAATCATTATCATATAAAATTTCTATTGTATTAAATCGTTCTTTTAACTCACTTATTAGTTTCTCTGTCGGTATTTGCATTTCACTTTGCATAGCAATAGCATTGTAGCCCGCTGCATGTAAACACATAACATCTTTGAGAGAGGAAGTAATGATAAGTCGCTCACCTTTATTTGGGAGTTGGTTATAGCCTTGCACGTCTGTTTTTTTTGTATTGCTTAACCACTTATTTTTTTCTTCATAAGGAGAATAGATTTTATATCGATTTTTAAATTTAAAGGCATAACTAATTGATTTACACGTAAACCTGTTGTTATTTATCCAAAAGTGACTTATCGATTCAACTGCAAACATAGACAAAATTTGTTTACTGATCAAATATCTAGACCAAAAATTTGCATCTTCTTTATTCCAGGGTCTCTTTTTCTTTTGAATAATAACTGGATTTTTTTCAAAAGTCGGAACTGTATGTTGTCTAAATGCCATACAGCCCATAGTAAATTGAACTTCTTTTTTATTAGAACTTAGTTTTAAATTAAAATCACAATCGATAATTCTTAAAGCATCAATAAATGTACAATTATATTTAAATTTAATATAGTTAAAACAGTCGAATGTATGATCCGAATGTCCAAAATCTTTATATAATAATTTACCATTATAAGGAATTATGGAAACAGTTGGCGATCTGTCTTCACGAAGATCACTACTAAATTGTTTACCTAATTTTTTAAAATTTGGACAATAATACATAAAAATGTCATACTCAGAAATCTTCCCAAGTATGACATTAGTATGTAAATGATCTTCACTGCTTCTACTAGCTATAGCCACTAGAAAGGCGCTTCTTCAGTTTTTGCTGTAACAGGAGTACCATTTTGAGGTGTGTCTGGCATTACCCAGTCATCTTCTTCTTTAATAGTATCCGGTGCAACTAGTCCAGCAGTAGAAACATGAGGTCCCCAGTTAAGATCTGCATTAAAATCAGCATTAAATGAACCATAATCATCATTTAAAGCTTTGATAAATAAATCATCTCTTTGTGGTTTTACTCTTCCAAAATATTTAGTATATACTTGTTGGTATTTATCATCTTTAACACCTATGAGAATTCTAACTTCATTTACAGTTAATGCATCCATTAATGATGTAAGTTCAGCTACATCTCCTTTTACTATATTACTTATAGTATCTAAATAAACTTCATCTCCTGATGCAACATTTGCCCAAGCTTTTATAAAATTAATTAAAGTTTCTTCACCAGTATAAGCTTTTCTTTGTCCTTCTGGCTTCCACCAATCATACGTTGGTTCCGCTTCAGACCATGTAGATTGACCAATAGAATTCATCCATTGATGTTTTCCTGTCTGTGAAACTCTAGGAGTACTATTAACTAGAACTTCTAATCTAAAACTCCCATCCTCATTCTTTAACCAAAATATAACTTTCTTATATTCTGTATCACTAAACGACACATCATAATTAGGTTCTTGTTTCACATTAATATCTAAATCATGTAATTCCGCCATTGTTGGATTTACTGCTATTACTTTAACATTTGTTAAACCTGAAAAGGTTTTCATACCTCCTACTACCTCTTCGGTACTTGCATTACTTTTTATCATCTTTATTGTTTTTAATTATTAATATTCAAATTCATTGTCATCTTCTTCTACTTCCTCAGCGTCATCAAAAGTCTCTAGTGTTGCTTCAGTGATACTAGTTTGATTAGGGTCTATTGTGTCATCTACAAACTCAAAAGATAATTTTCTAACTTTCCTAGTTTTCTTACCTTTAAGTGAAGGATGCTGAAACATTTGAGTTACTTCCCAAGTGTCTAATCCATACTTTTCTTTGATTCCATCTCTACTAATACCATTCTCTAGATCTTCTATGATCATTGTTGTAGTAATTTGTGTAGGCGTTTCTTGTTTTACAACCGTGCCCTCAGTTGGTTCATTTGTTTCAATCATTTTTAGTGTTTAATTAGTTAATCTATAAATATTTTTGACCAATTCATAGGCATGGTCTTACCTTTTAAGTGTTCACATCTACTACCAGCTACTATATCATCTAAAGAGTCAAATGAAACCATAGTTTCGTCTCCTTCTCTATATATATAACCAACAGCATCTGCGTTAGCACAAGTAATCTGTTTGATTTTACCAGTTAAATCAAGGTCCTTAACAGCAACCTCTTTACCTTTCTTCTCAAGCATCTTGTCTTTTAAATGTCCAACTAGAATTATATGATCCGCTAGTTTATTCAGTTTATCTAGCCATTCTTTATAAGCCATTCTTAAATATAAATACCCAGCGCCATTTGGCAATGCTAAGATTGACATACCAGGGTTCTTCGTATCAAAGTTTTTACCCATAGGAGTTCTCATATAAATTTGTTTACCATGTGCTTCACACCATTCTTCTAATTTAGATATAGTGTCAATAGCTATATATTTATATGGTCGTCCTTGTTTTATAATCTCTGTTCCAATTGCTTGTAGATCCTTTAAACTGTGCGCTTTTACTTTTAAAGCATCAACCATGTCTGAACCATCTTCTAAGTCAATTATTAAACAGTCATCTAACTGTGATAATACTGTAGTTTTACCAATTTTAGGGGCTCCATATATTATCATGTTCTTTGGCGATTTACGGCTAGCCTTTACCTTCGTTGTTGGTAATTCCATATTATTTATCATTTTCATAAAAGATACCATGTCCAGGGGCTTTCCCTACCAATGGTACTTTTTTTAGTATTATTCTTACCTTTTCTTTAGATTTATCTAGGTACTTAGGGTTTTTACTTCCTAGCTTCTTTTTTTTCATATTCTTTTAAATTATTTATTATTTTATTCTTTCTTATACTATTTGAGTATATAATACTCCAGACAGTAAATATAAACATGATGCTTAATGTTAAGTATATCATTTTTTTGTTCTTTTATTAATGTCTTTTTCTATTTGTGATGCAAAATACATCCCGGTTGCTATACCAACAAAGTATAGAATCAAGTGGCTGAATAGATATATCATAGTAGTTCAATTTGAGTTAATTTATATTTTTTTATTAAAGCTTGTCTTTTAGAGATTAAAGTTGATTTTTTAATTCTAGTTGCAATATGTATACTACAACTACTTTCTATAGGTTTTGTATCTCCCATTTTACTAATGGTACCTGTTAAATTTTTACAAATTTCTATTGCTTTTTCTTTCATAATGTTTATGTTATATTTCTTTCGTTAATAGTAAATGTTGACATTTCAGCTTCAAAGGAAATCATACCCAATAAGCCATCACGATTTTTTTCTACGTGACATGCTAATAAACCTATTGGATCTTCATCACAATATAACTCTGTAATGCCATACAAATCATGAGGTCTTTGAAGCATCATTACTACATGGGCGTCTTGACCTATACTGTCACCACCAAACAAATCTGTTAGTAGTGGTTGATATTGAGCTTTTGCTCGGTGTTCTTGTTCAATATTTCTATTCAACTGTGATATTAGAATATTAATAGTCCCCATTTTAGCTTGTAGCCACATACATCCTTTACTTACATCATTAAGTTTTTGTAATTCTTGTTCTCTCTCACTGAGTATCAGTCTAGAATGATCAAAAATATTAATGATAGTATGATCTGGTTTTTTATGTGTTATGTCTACATTTGCTTTTTTAATAAATTCCATATTTCTAGGGATATTATTAAAATAAATTGGATATTGTGCATATTCCGCAACTGAGCTTTTGAATTCCTCAAACGCTTTTTGATCTAATCTCTGTTCAACAGATAATAGTTCACTAACTTGTTTTCCTGAACCTTTAGAGCCTGCTCTCAATATTTGTTGATAGCCAGGCATCTCAAAACTCCAATATAATACAAGTAAGTTCTTATCTTTATTATTATCTAATAAATCAAATATTAATTGGTTACTAAAAGCTGACTTACCTACGCCAGGTCTTCCAGCAATTACATACATCTTACCAGGTTGTAAACCTCCTAATAAGTTCTTATTTAATCGTTTCCATTTTGTAGGAAACACTCTTCTTCTACCTTGCATTCCTTGCACAACATGATTTAAGGATGTTGTTATTGCTTTAGTAATGCTTCTGAATCCTTGATCTTTAAAGAGATCTGGTGATTCTTGGTCTTGTGGTGTCTTTTGTGTCATTTTCATCTAAGTTTTCATACTTTTCCCAAGTATGGTTATTAATCCAAGTTTCTAAATTTTGTAAAAATCCTAAACTATCAGAATCTACCTTAAGCTGTATCTGTAAACATTTCATAATATGTTTATGTTTATAAGGTTTATTATTAATAATTTTATTATATCTATTTTTACTTTTTTCATTAGCTTTAGTGTTTGGGTCCTTAGCGTGAAGAATTCTGATACCTCTTCCTGGAGAGTCAACTTTCATTGGATAGGCATCAAGAAGCTCAGCAAACATCTGATCAAAATTGGATACAAACAATTCTATAAAGTTTTGTTCAATCGTATGATTTTCAGGTTGTTCACCAAGCTTAATGTACCCATCAACTTGCAGTTGCTCCACATTTGGTTTTAAGTTGAGTTGTGTTAAATAATTAAATCCTTTTCTATATATTATATAGAGATAAAGGAAATCATCAGCAGACATATTTGTCGCTTCTAATATTTCAAAATCTATCTCTACTTTCATAGTATAAAAAAGTTTGTTACAGTCAAATAGAACTGAATTACAAATATACAAATATTTTCCATAGTTTAAAGCTTTTATTTAATTAATTATTATAACCATTTTATATTGTTTAGAGTTCTTACAGAATTCTTAAGCCATTTTTCCTCTTGACTGTCTTTAACATATAAAATAATTACTTTACCTATCTTACCCTCTTCGAATCTAATTAGTCTACCTACACGCTGAATCATAGATAATGATTTACTTGTGATCCCACAAATAATACCTAGATTAGCGTTGGGTATATCTAACCCTTGATTCAAAGCTTTTGTAGAACAAAGAATATTTATCTCATCCTTTTTAAATGCATCTAAGGAGTTTTCTCTTTGTTTCTTTGTTTTCCCGCTGTGATATGAAACTGCTAATGGTTTTACACTTTCACATAATTGATCTGTGAAATTATTTGCACCACTAAATGCCAACACTTTTTTATCCGGATTAGTTTGAATTAAGTGTTGAAACTTAGCTATTTTATTATGTGCAAAATCTACGATTGCTTTACGGTCTCGTATAGTCTTATAAAATTGTGCGGCTACAGACTTATCTTCAGAACTTGAATTCTTATTTCCTAAAATAGCCTTAGCATTATTAAATGCATCATATTGTCCTAATGCATATTTACATCTGACGAATTGAGTATTTATATTTTTATAATTTATTCTCTCTTCTTCAGTTAATTGAACTGGCATACAAGATATTTCATAAGGTGATACAATTCCTAAAAGTACACATTCATCTAAACTTATAGTATATACTGCTGGTGCTATCTGATCTAGACGTAGTCTATACTCTTCTTCTTCAGGCAGTGTAGCAGTCATGCATAAAATCTTAGTGTATGTATTGTTAGCAAAGAATTTTCTATACTCTTCACTTAGCCCTAAATGTATCTCGTCACATATTACTAAATCATAATTCTGATCTTGCAATTTATATGCACTTTGATAACAGATTATCTCTACAAAGTCAAGGCAATTGCTTAATTCCCATTTGTTAAATT